ATCCTCTGTTAATTTTAATATTAAGGTCACAATGTCGCTCCCCGTTGCACGTAGCAGATAATATATTTTTACTATTGGTAAATGTTGTACCCCCGACAGCTCCACATTTAACACATTTTCGCTTATATTGCATCCATTTTTGCTTCTTATCCCGAGCCGCCAAACTTTGGTTACCCAATATTTGCGTTTTTTTCCTCTGATTTGTCTCGTCGTATTTATGTTTCAATTTATAATAACCGTGTATAGCTTCTTTCACAGACTCATCCATATATATATAAAAACTTATATTTATCTACGTATAACATCTAAATCGGGGTTGTTATTCCACATTGGTATATCTGTAATCATACTTTTTTTTTGCTTAATCTCTCCTAACTGGTTTAATTTTGAAATAATATATTCCTTTTTCTTTCTATTCCTTAAGTCAATCTCGGCGGGGGATATATTTCCGTTATATCGGTACATTAATATCGACCCGAAAAAAATAATAAATAAGGCTATCATTCCTAAATTGAATAGCAAAGTAATATATTTATCTTTAAACTTTCTGCATTCTTTAAGAGACCCGCCAATATAGTAATGTATTCCTGGTTCAGTTAGTGATGGAGCATTCATTAATAAACACTGGTATTTTTTCAAAAAATATTATGCATATTAACTATAATGGTGGATAAAAATGATAACGGAGTTCCAAAACCAAGCATGTTGTTTTTTTTTATCGCGACAACTCTATATGCTGTGGTAAAGTATAATATAGAAACTAATAATTTAAGAGTAGCAACACTATGTTATGTGATTACCATAATCGTCGGCCATTATTTAATAAATATGAATATAGTTACTGCTATATGCAAATCTTCAAACTGGAGACTTGCGTTTATCGTAACTGTTGTCCCTTGGGTAATGATGTTTAGTATTATTATGATTGTTCTTGAGATGTATCCCGGTTGGAAGGCGCCATTCTCCAACACGTTTGGCTATGCACTTGTGAAGTTTACTGGCGCAAAGAAGCTTATGAGCGAAATATTCCCTCCTGGAGAAGACCATTCTAGAGACGAGGACGCAAAGTCTGTTAAAGAATCTTTAGCATATATTTATTCTGACCAATCTATACTAATAAACGAAGTTACTAACGAAAATTTCGAGAATTTTTGGAAGGAAACCGCAGCACTTAGAAGTGTAAAAAGTAAAGGTGTAGACGAAGCATCCCTCAAACATAGATTTAAGAAATTGGTGAAACTAAAGGAGATCGTAGGTGAGTATGTTTGGTATATATTAACCGGTTCTCTGGTTATAGCCGTAGGATATAATTATCTAGTTACTGTAACGTGTTCTCCTACAACAGAAGACATTAAAAAAGAAGAGAGAGCATATGAGTCAACTGCTGAAAAGCAAAAGTCGGAAGAAGAATCCAACAGTTCCACAAAAATGAAATTCTCAGGACAATAATATTTTGTAAATGTTAATATATGAGTGATTTAACTAAACTGCAGCGTCTAGAGAGAGATACGAACAAATCTATACTGGCTCTATCAATGTCTGCACTAGAAACTAAAAAGCTAAGTATTGCTGCATCTAAAAATGCGGAGAAATTAGAGGCAGAGGCTGCAAAGATTTGCGAAAACACTAAGTTTCTCGCCGAAAATGCCGCTTCCCTCGCAGAGCTAGCTCAGGCGGCCGCGGCTTCAAAGAAGTAATTTTGGCAATGCCGATAAATGCAATATAGAATAATATGACAGTATACCCAACATTATAGACAACAGCCAAACTGGGACGACGGTTTTCTTTTTGAAACCAACTCCGAATTCTCTCAAGCTTCCGTCTTTATTATATAAAAAGTGTGGCTTAATCATAACAATAAACGTATAGGATGTTATAAATATAGATATTGCGATTGCTACAATATTGTTCTGAAAAAAACGAGGATCCATTATAATATACATAGGATTTTTTTTTAACATTAAACACGATAAAGTTTAATGTTAATTTATTTATTTATTTATTTAATATCCCTCATCTCCGTCGCCATCACCATAATCGTCGTCATTTGCTAAGTGTTGTAAAGAATATTCCGCGGATTCTATTTCTTCTGTTATCGCTTCTTGTTCCATTAAGTCCATCATAAAAATATCCTTGTTCATTTCGGTTACCACGCTATTTTCACCCAATTTATGCTCCGCAATCGCCTGCATTTCCATTGCACTCCGCTCACTATCATATGTTTTACCATCATAATTTCTGAAACCTTTCTGCAGTCCGGTGCTCCACTTTTCCAATTTTTGATTTTTAAATAAACTTTCGATTTCTCTCTCTTCGTCCGTCATCGCCTTCAAATAATCGGTAATCCCATCCTTCTCCCTCTCCTTCGCACGATGCACTCGGTCCATTAACATAGTATAATTATAATCTATTACCTTTTTGTTTTCCACGATAATCGTGCAGAAAGTTGATAAAAGAGCAGCGACCCTCCCTTGTTTATTTTCAATATCACCCGACATCAACTGTTGTTCTAGGGAACTGTCATCTTCCACCATCGCATCGAAATCATCATCCCGCGATTTAATGTTAAACTCGGTTATACCGTCCATCGAGGATATTATATTGCTAAATGTGCTCAATAAATAATATTCGTGAAGCATAACACATAATTCTGCATTAAATATATTGCTACCGTCTGTGTGCACGTTTCCGTTATCTGAATAATAAAGAGTTTTTTCGACAAGCTTATAAATCGTTTTATTTAGACGCTGTGATTCTTTCATCACAGTAGTAACTGTTTCATCGTCGAATAGACTATTAAAGTTTTTATAGAATTTTCCAAGTATATTCACCATATCTCTATTGTGGAATTCTGATAACTTCCAGTGCTTTGGTATTTTACATCCTGACCCACACGGATTCACCTTATTTATAATAATATTGGGGAATACGTCGCTTATTAGGCGTATCGTATTTTTAATAAAATCTAACTGCTTGAATGTCGTTTCGTCGAAGCCGTCAATAAATCTAGTTTTCCCTAATACATTAAACGAAGAGATGGAATCTATGCAAGAGGCGACATCTTTATTCTTTTTTTTAGTATTTCTTGTTATAAATCTGTTTATCTCCATTCTCATATTAGAATTAGATAATACCAGATAGTCTATCATATCTCCATATGGGGCCGTTTCATAATATTTAAGATTTGGAGTTTGGTTTATACACATCTCGAGGAGGGACGAAAGGTCTGTTAAAAATTTACCGGGAACAGCTTCTGTTCTATACTCGACGAGGCTGTTTACCAAGTCGTAGAGAGAAAGAATGTTATCCTCCGCCACATTTTGCAACTGTATATCCACAGTATTTCTTTTGTTTATAATGGTAATTAACATATGAAGGTCTTCTATAGTATAATTCCTTCCCTCTTGTTTTAGCGCGCGAATTTTGTCCTGTAATGTTTCTTTGTCGGCTATCCCCTCCGGTTTTTCCAGACAAATCGCGCGGAGTTCCTCTTCTATCGGAATCGATGTGTTAAATCTGCAATATGCTATAAACGATTGATATATTGTTTCTTCTGAAAATTCAGTTGAAATGGGGAGGGGCATCGGCTTGGTGTTCGTCGGATAAAATAATATGTTTGCTTTGGTTAGCGTTGTTACCTCTCGCAAACTATATGTTATATTTTCAACTCTTTTATTTAATATTCTGATATCGGGTTCTTTCTCTATTAAATAATCAACGGTGTTTATCGTTCCGTCATCGCAACACGAATTTACCAAATATGGAACGCCTGTATTATTTGTTAGAATGGCTGCCGACTCTTTAATTGTTTTATTGATTAGCTTCTGAATGTGTATTGAGAAGTATATAGATTTACTTTGCAAAACAAGAAGCTTTTCTGACTGCGAAGAAGTGCCTTTTTTAAAGTCGGACAATAGTTCCTTCTCAAATAATTTTGTCACGGGTTCAGTAACACCTAACTCAATCTGGTTGAGTGGCGGCAAAAATGTGTGCCACTGTCGAATGTCGCGGTCCGCCGGTATCGCATCCTCCGGTTTTTTCGAAAGATACTTTAATTTTGCATTTATTTTATCTAGAATGTGCCTGTCTATCAAAACGTATTCGTCCAATATTTTTTTAATAATTATATTAATATTTTCCAGTTTTTGTTTCGCCACGGCATTCCAAGGGGAGGTAGCTGATTTACTAATTTTCTTTAGAACACAAGAAATATACGAGATTCCTGTAAGGTCTTCTTCGCCGTGCAAGGGATAGCCTGAAAAAGACAGCTTGCATCCGGGGAAACCCTTTCGCGGTTTTAACGATGGAATACTTGTTTGTACAGAAATAAGAAAATAGCACATGGAAAGCATTATTAGCAATGAGTTAACCTGTTTCGCATATGCTCCCTTTTTGCCTTTTTCTGCCTGCTCTTTATTCGGTAAATTAACCTTTAATTTTTGCAAGGTATCGTGTATAATCCCCGGTAAGTATGGTTCAATTGCAATATCCATATAATCGGCCATTGTGGTCACTACATTATATATTTTTTTGGTGATGGGGTTTGTGTATTTGTCTTCTATAGATTTCCGCGTTTCTTGCATTACAAACGCTCCGGCGTCCTTTTCTAAAACATCACGACTTACCTGCTTGAATCCACCTTCATCATATCCTTCCTCTTCATCAAACTTAATATATGTAATAAAATATCCGCTATGTTTGTCAACCCAAGAACCCCCGTCGTCACTATATGTGCCTTGTTGTTTGCATATTTTCTTAACCGTCGTCATATAGTCATTCCCCTCTACAAACGATGAGGCCAACTCTAGTATAAACGTGGGAAGTAATTTAACATTCGTTTCTATGCAGTATTTCCACCAATTGTCTTCTCCTTTGCTTGCCGGGCGCGCATATTTTGCGTCGAACTGTAAAATGAAGTTTTGTCTCTGCGAAAAGTCGGGGAAGCCCAATATAGTATCTCTTATTTTAATATAGGGTGAAACCGTTCCTTCAAATTCCTCAACGCCAATACCCATCGTGTATTTTTGGTCATTATACTTATAAAGAAAAGTTTTTTGAAGATTTATTAATTTGGGAAGCCTCAAGGAATATAGTGAAAGCCGGGCTTCTATTTTCTTTTTAATTTCCTCAAGACCCTCTTGCATATTTACATCAAACTCCTTGACAATCATGATAAGATTTTTATTTTTAATTATCTTTTCGCTATTCTCTAGTGTTTCGCACGTATTTTTAATATCAATACAATTTTGCGATAAATTACAAAACGTTTTTGATTTATCTGAAAACACATCACCGGTAATTGTTGTGTCGCGTTCCCAAGTGCCACCAACCCTTTTATAGTACAAATATTTTGTATCTTCGTCGTCGATTACTACTACGCAAAAATTCCCCTCTCGCACTTCCCTTTTCTTTTCAATAAGGGCGGTTGCTTCTATCGTTGCGTTATATGTCGATAGACCTACGCTGTCTTTTAGTTTGTTAGTCAGTATTAGAATCTTATCCTGGAGAGATAATGTTGCATCCGAAATGTATTTTTTGTATTCGGTTATTAATTCGTAATATGTTTTGTCGTATTGTTTATCAAAATAAATAGCCTTGTCGTTATCCTCCGTCATTTCATCAATCGCCAAATATTTTTTAGCCAGCACGCGTGGTTCGCATTCACTGGGTTCGGCTGAATCCTCCGCGCGAGTACCCGATAAACCACCCCCCGATAAACTTGCACCCGATAAACTTGCACCCGATAAACTTGCAGGCGACGCGTCCGATTGGTCTGACGCGGGAGACGCAGATTTTGATAGCTCGTCTAATCGTTTAACCTGCTCGGTCGCATAAGGGACCATTAAAGAAAAGCTCGTTTTCGCCAGGAGGGTATTATAATAGTTTGAGTTGTCTATCTCCGATATATATTTGAGGAAGGCGTGGTTTGTTAAGGCCGGGGAGTTTTCAAGCCCATATAGAGTAAGCATTGCGAGTTTTTCCTCTTCCGACAAAATTGTTAAAAGATAAGGTATATCCGGTTCTTCTGTGCGAAATTTATGTAGGGTTTTTACCATTTTGTCTCTCTTCTCGACGAAGGTTTTTTTATATTGGAATATACCTGCCGCGATAAAATTGTTAAACTCTGCGTAGTGTGCATATGTAAGGTCTTCTTTGTATATCATAAATGGTTCTAGATATTTCAAAATACCGTGAATAGACAAATTGTCGGTTATATTATTTTTAATTAGCTCAAATAGATTCGCCGTAGTAGGGACCATTATTTTTAAAAATTTTTCGTATTTGTCTGGGTCTTGAACATCTTCGTCTAGGAGATGTTCCGTAAATTTATTCAGAAAGGTGTCTCCCATAACACCGGGTCTGTCCAATCTTGATATTATTCTCGTGGATATGTCTGTTCGTTCGGTTAATAATCTCCAATAAGAGAGAAAACTTCTATTTAAATTTGCACGAGTCATTATATTCGTAGTAGGAAGGTTTATATGAGAAAATAAAACGGCCGATTCTGGCAACGTTATATATGATTTTATTGACATAGGGTCGCTCTCCGTTAATTTATGATTCGTTAATTCTACTCCACCACGACCACCTTTGTTTTTAGTATATTTAATAGTGTTTATCCCCACATTATATTCCTGTGTGTAAAAGCGTTTTACGTGTATGTCTTTATTTTTAAAAACGGTCGATTCGAAATTCTCTAAGTTTTCTACAACGGACAACACGTTTGCATTCACCCTTTGCGTTGTTAACAGGGTGTCTCTATTGTCTGGTTCATCGAAAGGCGTGTAGAATTTGTTTAATCCTTTTATAAGAGCATAATATCTATTCTCTCCGGCGATGGTGTTATCTTCATAAGAGTTAATTAGTTCTGTTTCCCTTGCGCGAGTAACAGACAGGTCCATATGCGACACACCCATTCCGTCGGTCGACTCGGGGGCATCTATGTCGTAAATATGTTTTTTACATTTTACCACGGGTAGAATCCAATATAGTTTATGTGACTGTTCTTTTAGAACATTTGCGAGAGGCTTGTATTCCGGTCCGCGCTTAATAAATCCATCTACGTTATTATAATCGTCGAATGTGGAGAATTTCTCTCTAAGCTGGACATATCTTTCTATTAAAGTATGTATATGATTAAGAACCATTGGTGTCCTCTGCTTGTTTGGTATGTCGGCCAATAGGTCGTCCAATATATCTCCTGTTTGTTTATCTATGCTAAACTTCTTATTTTCATCAGCAACATCTATAATTTGAGATATTTCATCTAATTCATCGCCAAATTTAAACTGGTCGGCGTCGAATATCTTATCTTGTATAATTTTTCCCATATCCTGTTCTTCGGGCGAATCTATGATATCGCGATATTCTCCTTCACGTTCCTGCGATGCGTGTTCCTGCGATGCATGTTCCTGCGATGCATGCTCCTGCGATGCATGCTCCTGCGATGCATGCTCCGGCGGATCTCTAATTTCTATTTTGTCAATAGGAATATCTTTGGGAACTCCCTTGTATTCGAAGTCAATATATATTGGCTCGGACCCTTCCTCTACGCTTGTAATTTCGATTTGGTCTTCTTCTAAATTTGTTATTTTTCCCGTAACAACAACCGGAATTTCTCCTCCTAAATAAACATTAATCCACGTATCCGGAAGTAATCCATTTTGTCTAGAATATCCTTGTTCAGATGCACGGTCTAGTAAACGTATTTCAGTTATTGATTCGTTACGCAACGATTTATCCTCTCCTATCATAAGTATTATAGAACCATCGTCGTCTAATAAATCTATCTCATTATTATCAATATAATTTATAAAAAAATTCTTTTCGTGTAGTTTTTCATCTTCCGGGGCTATTATTTCTATAATATCGCCTAATTGTAAATGTAAATCATTATGGGCCATTATCTTATACATACAGTAGAAATTTTTATGCAAAACGAAAGTTTTTATCCAAAACGAAACATTTATGAAACTTTCTAAACAAGTTAAAGGTAATCTAGTGTTATAATCTATTATGGATAACGTATATAATCTTACTAAACTGGAGAATTGTAATATTATGGAATTGGTCAGTTCACTTTCCACAGACCCTACCGCCGCCGGGAAAAAATTCGAAGAGGCAAGCATCAAGTTAACAAAATACACGAATGAAAATGGAGACTACCATATTTTAAAATATATTAAATCGGCACTAACCGAGGATAATACAGATTCGCTTGGGTTATTTAGGTCCGTTATTCTAAAAGGCTCTAAGATTGTAGGGTTTTCTCCACCTAAATCAGTAAGTATGGATGTATTTTCTAGTAAAAACGCGGAACCATCAAATGACCGACAAAACTGTGTAGCAGAGGATTTTATAGAGGGCACAATGATAAATGTATTTTTTGACGAGTCTAATGGTGACTGGGAGGTATGTACAAAAAGCAATATTGGCGCCAGGTGTGTTTTCTTCCGAGACGAGAACCAGGATGAAGGGAATACATTTCGTTATATGTTTTTGGATGCGGCGGCCAGTCTGGATTTGGATTTTGACGATTTGTCAAAAGAGTATAGCTATAGTTTTGTAATGCAACATCCTAATAATAGGATTGTTACCCAATTCACAGAGAAGAAAATCTTCCTCGTGGGTTGCTATAAAATAAACAACGAGGAACTTACAGTAACAGAGGTGCCTCGCAATATCCAGAAAAACCTTTTTGATGGCACAGGAGTTTTATTCCCAATGCAGGTGCACTTCAATAATTACGACGAACTACGCGAACTGTGGGCTGGCGCAAATACGGACTATACAACGATGGGTGTAATCGTAAAGAACGACCTTACAGGAGATCGAAGCAAGATTAGAAACCCCCAATACGAGACGGTTCGTCGTCTTCGAGGTAACCAGCCGAAGCTCCAGTATCATTTCTTAGAATTGAGGAAAGCGGGGAATGTATTCAAATATTTAGAGTTTTTCAATCAATCTGCCCAACAGTTTGATATCTTCCGCGACCAAGTTGACCAGTTCACTAAACAGTTGCACACAAATTATATTATGTGTTACATAAAAAAGACAAAACCTCTCATCGAATATCCGGTACAGTATAGAACACATATGTTCCTTCTACATAGAATTTATGTGGAGTCCCTGCGAGACGAGAATAAACATATATCTAAGGCTCGAGTGATTGCGTATGTTGATGAACTACCCCCCGCAAAATTAATGTTTTCTATAAATTTCCCAAAGCGTAATATTGATAAAAAATGAATGAATAAATGAAAAAGGATTTATGTATTATGCGTATCCGGCGCGGTGTAAATTTCTTATCCAAATCAATTTGTATGTGGATAAGAACGTTTGTAAATAAATGAGAAAGAAAAAAACTCGTCATACTCGTCGAGATTATACGCGTAAAAATAATAAACACAGAAATAAGAGACACAGAAATAAAAGACGTTAAAACATTATATATAATAATTTTATTATGCAACTGCCGTGAAGTCCTTTTTAAGTGAGTTGAAAATCTCCAATGCTTTTGTTGTTACATTCCCGAGGTAATTTAGAATTTCCCCCTTATCGGTATTGTGTTTAAATGCGATACGAATGATGCTAACGTCAATATGTGGGTGGGGCTTTGTAAATCCACAGAATGTCAAAATTTTATTAGAATCGGCCGGGGTATCATAGTATGATGCATAAAGTAGATATTCGAGAGCACAACCGAGCGTATAATCCTCGCCTTCAAGAATAATATCATAGCAATTCTCCATAGTTGTTTTTGACGGAACAATCATATTCTCTTTTGTCTGGATATCTTCTGAGAACTTTTCTACCTTATTAAGCATCACGCTGCACGCCATCTCAACGATTTTCATTGGTGCAAATACTCCAACGCTTTCTATAATAAATGTAAATGAGTTCGGGAGAGTGATGCGCTTTCCTTCTAGAAGGAGCCAGTCGTTTTTAATATCTTCAATTTCCGGAGCAGACTTCCCTCCCTTTTTATATTCCTTGGCCTTCCCAGACCAAATATCTGTCCTCCGAACAACATCTATTGTCGAGCGATAGCTGCAAGTTGACACTACATTATACGAGCCGTTCTCCTGAACTTTTCCAACACTAAGCGTACACGACATTTTTAGATGTTCGCCGTCAAGAGTTTTAGATAGCTTGGGTCTGATGCGAACAAAATCGATAAAGTCACCTGTGATGGGGTCTGGCGGGAACATCTTCCGTGTTTCGGCGGCGGAAAGAACAGTGTCGGTTTTTACGTTTCTAACAACAAAGTCTTCGGTGGTAACATATTGGGTTGTTTCGCTTTCGTTCTTCTTATCGCATTCAACAATATAATCTTCGATAGGAAATGTGATATCGGTAATGTGGACGGGGATACACGCCAACCTCTGTTTAATAATTTCATTATTTAGCCTGGTTGTATTTATTGAAATAATAGAATTATTCCTAGCGTGCGGTGCTGTTCGAAACACAACGGTTGGGATTTCGGAAAGAATTATTCTGCGAAGGGAATTCGCTAGGCTGACATTAATGTTAGATACTTTAAACGTGAGGTTGCTATTTTCAAAAGCAATATCTGATACTCTAGGATCCATAATTATATATTTAATCATTTATTAAAATTTAAATCAATTTTTAACGAAATAAATATAAATGATAGTATTTATAGTATTTATATGAGTTGTATTTTATATTACAGTAATTTTTGCGAAAAATGCAAAAGTATGCTTCAGAATATTAGTAAGAGTCCCGCTAGTGAAAAAATGCACTTTATTTGCATAGATAATAGGATTTCGAAAAATGGCGCGTGTTATATTGTATTAGAGAAGGGCGACGAGGTATTATTACCTCCGACGGTCACAAAAGTCCCGGCCCTATTATTATTAAATAAGGGACATCACGTTTTATTTGGCGACGAAATAACCCATCACATTATGCCAAAGAAAAATGTTATGCAAGAGGCGGCTCAAAATAATTCAGAACCCAACGCATTTTCTCTTGGAGGTTTGGGACACGGCGTTACATCAGATAATTTTAGTTTTTTAGATCAAGATATTAGTTCAATGTCTGCTAAGGGAGAAGGGGGGATGCGTCAGCTACATCACTACACGTCGGTTCATTCGGAGGAGAACTCAATCGAGACACCGCCTGATAATTACGAAGCAAATACAATTAAAGGAGTTTCCTTAGATAAATTACAGCAAGAGAGAAATAGTGATATATCTTAATAGTTAAAATATATATTTATAATAATAATATTTAAAAAAAAAACATTATTATTATTATTATCAGAAATGGCGGCATTATCTCCGTCTTACGTATTAAAGACATTTAATAACCACTTCGACGACTTTGTTGGAGATATTCTTCGAGTATTTCCCGGCGATAAAGACATAATTGCTGGACGGGAGGCGCTGCGTAATATGCGTAAGGCGAATCCTAAAATAATAATTAACATATTCAAGGAGACTGTCGTAGGTCCATATCATAAACAAATAAAAAATAATGATATATCGTTTTTTATAGAAAAGAATTATACTGATGAAATCACGGATGAAAACTCACGCAGGATACTTTCTAAAATAGACATAATACGCGAACCGGTTAGAAATATGAATGACGCCGATAAAAATAATGTATTGAAATATTTGAACAATTTGTTAAAATTATGTGATTTATATAAATAGAGTTTAAAAAAACAACGATTATGTAAATATAATATGGATATTAACGGGAATATTGTCAAAGATGAATCTGAAAAGCCATCTGAAAAGCCATCTGATGCACCTGTCGAAGAAAACCCCAAATCATCGAAAGACCCCAAAGAAGTTCTAAGAGACTTTAAGAAAATAGTTTTAGATTTTTTAAATGATATATTAAAAACTTATCCCGAGCTAAGGGAAACTTTAAACGAAGACCTAAAAGCTATATTGGGCAATGAAAACGACGAAGAGTCTGTGAAAAGGGTATATGAGTATTGTGAAGCGCTATATCCCAAGAGATTTTTCGACATATTATACCAAAACGAAGAGATGTTTGGAGATGAAGAAATAAGAACCGACTTTTTACCCGGAATAGAATTTAAATATTTATGGAAGCAGGATATTAGCGATAAAACGAGGCATACTCTGTGGAAGTATTTGCAGCTTATACTATTTACAGTTGTATCTTCGCTTTCGCACGAAGAATCATTTGGAGATACCGCAAAGTTATTTGAGGCAATAAACCAGGACGAGTTTAAAGAAAAGTTAGAAGAGACAATGAAAAATATGAAAGATATGTTTAATGAAGATAAGAAAGACGGAAATGATAAATCATCGCAAAATATGCCGGACCCGGAAGAATTACACGAGCACGTTAATGGAATGTTAAACGGTAAATTGGGAAAACTTGCAAAAGATATTGCAGAAGAGACAGCGAAAGACTTTAATATAGATATGGCAGATGGCGGTTCAGTTGATAGTGTATTTAAAAATCTTTTCAATCAGCCAACAAAATTAATGTCTTTAGTAAAAAACGTGGGGTCTAAGTTAGACGAGAGAATGAAATCCGGAGATATAAAGGAGAGCGAGCTATTGCAAGAGGCGAGCGAAATGATGGAGAAGATGAAGAGTATGCCGGGTATGGGAAACTTACAACAGATGTTTGGTAAAATGGGAATGGGGGGAATGGGAGCAGCGGGAGGAAAGATGGATATGAACGCGATGAGAAACAATATTTCTAAGAATATGAAAGTAGCGAAACAGAGGGAGAGGATGAAGGAGAAATTGGACCAGCGGCGTGCAGCCGCGGCGGCGTCCTCTTCTTCGTTCTCTTCTTCGTCCTCTTCTTCGTCCTCTTCGTCGCATCCTCTTCGCCCAAGCGAGACCACTCGCACGCAGACCCCCACAGCGCAGACCCCAACGGGAGAAGTGGAGAGGACCGTTTTTAGAACGGGAGAAAAATATGAAAAAACATTAAAACCCCCTTCTGGGGGTAATAAAAAGAAGAGAAGAAAGAAAAAATAAAACGACTATATATATATATAAATGGCTGCTCCTTTTTGGATAACTGACCCAAATGTTTTATTTAAAAAAGAATATATTGCAGAAGTTTGGCCAAGTATAAATATGCGGTTTAGTGAAAAATTAAATGCGATTACGAGGCTGGTGTTATTTTTAACGCTAACAGGTATTTTCATAGGAAATAAAATGCAGATTTTAATTACCGGCGCTGTAACAATACTTTGCATTGTTATGTTGTATTTTTTTAAAACAAAAAAATCAAAAGAAGGATTTGCCGGTTCCCAACCTGCACCTGTAATAGATTCATCTGTTCATACAATGCCATCTAAGAAGAACCCGTTAATGAATGTATTGCCAGCAGAAATAATTGATAATCCAACACGCAAGGAAGCTGCGCCATCATTTAACAAGGGCGTTGTTTCAACTATTGATAATGATGTAAAAGATTTTGTAGCGGGAAACTTCGGAGACCCGTCTATAAAGGATAAACTGTTTCATGATTTAGGAGATAATTTTACATTTGACAGATCGATGAGACAATGGTATTCGACGGCAAATACCCAAATACCAAACGACCAGAAATCATTTGCAGAGTGGTGTTATGGGGATATGGTGTCGTGTAAAGAAGGACACGAACTCGCTTGCACGAGAGGCGCGCCCCATAGATGGACATCAGAATAAAGATATTATTTAAATAAAATAATATATTTATGCAATATATAATGGCTTCAACGCACGATTATACATTTTATGGCCAATCTAGAATAGGAGATGACCGCTGTGGAATTAGTCAGAGAAATATTCAAAACGCCGAAGCTTCCACATACATATTAGATAATTTCAGACAGTCTTGTCCGATGTCAAGCGCGATTAAGTTCGCAACTAGTCAGCCAAATGTGAATTTCAACGGAAGTCACCAGGTGGGGATAAACGGATGTAATATCGACAACAACTCTGCCCTATCTATTACAAAATTAACTAGACCGGAATGCAGGATAACATTAAATCAGCGCCCATACGCAACAGTCCCCTTTTTAGGAAGAGGAAAAGGAAACCCCGATTTAGAATCAAAGCTATTGCAAGGGGATTTAGCGAATAACAGAAAAAGCGCAAATCCTTCGAGCGAGATATGTCATATGGGTTACCGAAACACGCCTATGATTGATTCACTCAAGAATACTATTTCTAACCCAGAAAATCTTTGCGAAAGTTCGGCGGCAGATGGTTGGATCAGGGGTGGACTTCCTTCCAGAGATTTAACTCGCGATAATGCAAGCAGAAACTAAATTATTTACTAATTAATTAAGAGTATAAAAAAATGCCTTTAATTATTTATAATGTATATTCACGATTTTATCTGCACATATAAATCCCATAGTGAGAAGACAAGTGAAGATGCATATCGGTTACAATATTTACAAGCATTTGGACTTAATAACTGGGACGACACGGCAATTGAGAAAGATTCAACCGATTTGTTTGACAAAATATCGAAAAATAAAGATATGGTGGAAATAATAAATAAAATAAAAGAAACGAAAAAGTTCAAAGGGATGCTTGCATTTTTAGGAGACGACCATCGAGATTTATTTAAATTATTATTTGTGTATGACCTGTTTGATTTATCCCACAAGTGCTTTTGCGATATACTAAATGATGGAAATATTCGCGAAGATAATAAAAATATGTTATTGAAAAATATATAGTCATATAATAATATGACGTCTACGAGAAATATTAATAGTTCTAGTGATTATTGTTTGCAACAGGCCTCTTTTCGCGGAATGGTAAGATACAAGTTTTACGAACATTCTCAATACGGAACCTGTTTAGACCCTGCGATTCCCTGTGTGGGTTATACGCCAAGCCATCTTCCTCGTGACGTTTTATCGCACAATCCGATCGAGATAGAGTCAGCATTATTCGGAATAAACTCATCTAATCTTGTTTCGCCACAAAAGCCAGTCCAGCCATATCTTAAGAAACTCCCGTCAAAACAGTTTTTTCAAAGAGCACCCCTAATTATGCCGAGCCCATTAATTATGGAAAATAATCAGAGACCTTTTCCCGTTCCTAATTAGGAAGATTAAATTAAATAGATGATTTATAAGAATATATAATGTAAGAGATATATATATGTCATTTACCCGTTTTCACGACGACCCTTGCCGTGTAGAAAAACAAGTGCAGGAAGCAACTGATACCGGAAGATATATGTTAAATGTTCCAGGGAATGGTTCAAAGCCCTGCTTTATGGAAGACCCTCATATACGAATGCAAAAGTGGGGAGCCAATTTACAAACAAACTCCATTAATTTAGAGAGTGACCTATTAGGTTTAACTAGAAAAGTAACAAGAGACGCAGAAGATGTAAACGATTATAGACATAATGCAGTTAAAAGCAAAAGGGTCGAATATCCTAGTATCGCGCCCATAACTGAACAGCCGAGAGCGACCCATCCAGCGTGGACTGTGAGAGATTTAGAACAAACGAAATGGAGTATATTGCCGATGGATCCACAAGAAAATGTAAATATACCATTTAAGAATAATTTAAGCACCCGCATTTTAGAAAAGGATTATTTTATTCCGGGAGCTCCGTGTATTAATAACAATTAATATTTTATGCATAAATTAAATATATATGAACCTATTATATAATGGCAATGATTGCAATACCTATTTTAGCATTAGGAGGATTGTATATAATGTCTTCCGAAAATGATAAAAATGATCGCCCTTCCGCGTGTTCAAATAGAGAAGGGTTTGTTAATATGGGTGAAAACGTTAACGCTTTGCCCGGAGTTAATCCCCCCCAACCCGTTCTAAACTACCCAACAACTGCAGAAATAAATGCCGATAATATAAAGAAATATATGAGCGGTCAGCAGGCAACCGATAAATTCTACCACAAAGATATTCATAATGAAGTATCTGCGAATAATCCGCCGGGAAGTGTTGGAAGTGGGCGAGATGCGACAATGTCTCTTACCGGCGATAAAATTAATAAGGAAAACTTTAAACATAATAATATGCAGCCGTTTTTCGGGTCGAAGGTTAGGGGAGCAACCCGCTCATCTGATGTAGGAGAAAGTATATTAGACAATATGCAAGGACAGGGGTCTCAGCATTTTAGTAAAAAAGAAGTAGCTCCTTTATTTAAACCTCAGTCAAACTTTCAGCACGCGAACGGTGCTCCAAACGCTAACGATTTTCTCCAGTCTCGAGTAAATCCTAGTTCTCGTATGGCAAACGTTAAGCCGTGGGAAGAGGAACACGTTGCTCCTGGACTAAACAAAGGATTTAATAAAAACCCCGGAGCCGGCTTCAATTCTGGAATGGAGTCCCGAGACTGCTGGGCTCCAAAAAACGTTGACCAACTGCGCACAAAAACAAATCCTAAGCTATCGTTTGGGTTATCTGGACACGAGGGTCCGGCAAACTCATTTATTAAAGACGGAGCAACAGTTGTTCAACAAGGCCGCGTTGAGAAACAATTGCCAGACACCTACTATAAGGTTGGTCCCGAGCGCTGGTTTACTACAACTGGTGCAGAAAAGGCTCAGCCGACGCGAGGACAAGCAGTAATTAGTCACGTGAACCGTCCATCTACATCTTGTTCATATTTCGGGGCCGGGGGAGAGAATGACAGCACATATGTTAAGGGAGAATATGAGGCGCCGTCTCGCGCGGTGTTAAAAGCAAATCATTTAATAAATCTTAGAGCAAACGGTGTAAAAGATGCGACCGTCGGAGATTATGGGATGAGGTCGTATGCGAATCTTCCAAATAATAGAGCAACTACTCGCGTAGAAAGTCCATATGGGATTGTGCAAGGCGCGATGAAAGCGATTACCGCGCCGATAATGGATATTTTGCGCCCGTCTAGAAAAGAAAATGTTATCGGATCGATGCGCCCAAGTGGGAATGCGTCCTCGTCTGTTTCGAGACAACCCGTATATAACCCAGCAGACAGAACAAGAACTACTATTCGGGAAATGACAGAAAATAAATTGGATAATAATCATTTAAATATGAATAATCAACAAGATGGAGGCGCCGGAGGATATTTGGTAAATGACCAAACACCTGTTCATGTTCAGCGTGATACCACCGGGTGTTCATATGACGGAAATGCGGGTCCCGCTGTATGTGTGAATAATTCTTCGTATGAAGCCGCATATAATCAGAGAAATAATCCCAACAAAACATATGAGAATCGCCCAAATCACGGTGGGACGCAAATGTTTAATCAGAAAAGCAATATATGTATTGCCAAGCTAGATGATGACCGGTGTAACAATAGGTTGTGGACTCCCAGCACAGGAACATCTATCATTCCAAGTGCCGAAACTCACGGAAAGTTAAATTCCCAAGCGTATAATGATACGGGGAGTGGGTGTGACCGTATTCAACCAGACATATTGGATGCATTCAAGAGAAATCCATATGCACAAAGTTTACAGAGCTGGTCATAAATGACGTTTGATATATTAATATATTAATATATTAAATACAACTGTTTATATTTAGTATATATTTATAATGAACTTAGATATACATAATCCTATAAAACACACACTGGATAGGTTCTTGGAAATTAACAAAATACCAAATATTATATTTCACGGACCAACTGGTGGTGGTAAACGAACGTTGGTTAACAAATTCATTAAAGATATTTATGGAAATAATACTGTGGCTATAAAACAATGTGTTTTATATGTTGACTGTGCCCACGGAAAGGGTATTAAATTTGTCCGAGAAGAACTGAAGTTTTTCGCAAAATCACATATAAATATAAAAGTCTCGAATAATTTTAAAATTATTGTTATGTCAAATGCAGATAAGTTAACAATAGACGCACAATCTGCGTTAAGGAGGTGCATCGAGTTATATAATCATACAACGCGATTTTTTATAATATTGGAAGACAAATATAAATTATTAAAACCTATTTTATCTAGATTTTGTGATATATATATCCCTCCTCCTATTGTAGATGGAAAGTCAATTAACTTGAATAAACATATAATAGATAACCTTTCGGAACAACACAAAAAACTAGAAAACAATGTTTGGTTGGCTGACATAATAGGGAAAAAATGCAATACGCAGGGGCAAATTATAAATAAATCTATAAAGATTTACGAGAATGGATTAAGTGGTTTAGATATAATGGAATATATCGAAACTGCTGAGATCGACGAATCTTATAAATGGAGTATGCTTCTAACATTCAATAAAATAAAGAAGGAGTTTAGAAATGAGAAATTACTTATATTCTTCTTGTTAAATTATTTATATTTTCGTTTAGATGATAGTTTAGAAAATGTGTTAATTATGTAAATGGATGATTATTCGTTAGTTAGTCTAAGTGATTCCAAAAACGAGTGGTGTGCTAGATTAGTAAATACATTAACTCCTAGTTTAATTGAGGGATTAAAATCTATATTTGAGGAATCGTGGGCATTATGTATTGAAAACGACGAAGAAGATAAATATTTAATGACATTCCAGACATTTTTAAGTAGAATTCCAAAATGGAATTCTGCTATTATTGATACTGAGCGAAAAAGGATCGAAGACACTACCAGCTGTGGGTATTTGGAAGAGCTGATTACGTGTGTTCACGTAATTCAATTAAAGGCACTGACGTGTGCACGCGTTGGAAATAAGCAGAAAAAGGTTAATATTAATATCCCTTCGGTGAACACATTTATACATAAGACATATTGTAATGTAGCAAGAAAGCTATATACTAGTATTTATTTATTTGAAAAGGATATCTTGCCGTTAGAGATCCAGAAACACAACCGTGAACTGGAGTGTATTATTAAGGAGAGCATTCTTAATACTGTACGAGATACTATGCCAATAGAGGATATATTGCGCGCATATATGGACGAAACGGAAGAACTGGACGTAAATGAAGAATTTGTTATTATTAAGGAAACTCCTTCAGCCGACCCTATTGATATAGGGGAGGATGTAGGCGATAACACTATGACGAATGTATCTCCTGTGGTTTCCACCGAAGTTATACCGCACTCGCCTCCGAAAGTGATGACACCCGTCTCATCGCTGTCCAAAGAAACGCCGCCGCCTCCCGCATCTACTTCGCTTGCGCTTGCAAATGCACCCGCTTCGCTTGCACCCGCTTCGCTTGCAAATGCACCCGCTTCGCTTGCAAATGCACCCGCTCCGACGTTATTTTCAATACCTTCCGATGAAAGAGTAAAAGACCGTGTAAATTTTAACGACGTAGATAATCGAGTAGACATAAATGGTAAGATAGACACAGTTATAGCACCAAAGACAGACGAACGATTAGATAAAATAGCCGAGCTTTCGGCCGAGCGACGTAGGCGAGAAGAGGAGGAGGAGGATGATGAAGATAAAATAAAAATCGGAGGCGATGTAGATTTGCAAATTTTGGATATAAACGACCTAAATAGGTCAGTTACGGTAAATCCAGTATTAGATGATATAGAGGTTCTAACTTAAACTCGTTTAATTAGTTTCAAGTTTTTAGAACAATACATAAATGGAAAATATATTTATGCATTCTGGCATAATCGCAGTTTTCTATTTTGTCCTCACAACTTTATATCAAAAATATATAATTAAGAAAGAAAAGGCATCAAAATTGGTTGCGGGAGAGACGTGTGTAGTATTTGTAAGTGGTGTTTTAGGAATGTACTCAATCGAATATTTAGACAAAGGTCTTTTAAAAAAATCCCAACCGGGAGCTTTTATAGGAAAACCTGAATTTTAATTATAATAAAATAAGATTTATACTTATTACATTTTATTATATTTTATTACATTTTATTATATTTTATTACATCTTTGACCCACAGTTTCCGCAGAACTTTGTCGGGTTACTTCCCGCCGGGGCAGCACAGTTCGTGCAAAATCGGTTTCTCGCTTTTGGCTGACTGTATAGGTTCGGAGCCGAAACAGACTTCGTATACCTAGTGATTGTCCCAGTAATGTCCCTTTTTGTGACTGCAAAATACGCAGAAACCGATGGACTGATTGCATACTCAAGCGTGTGTCCGTGTGCAAGAGTTCCGCCTGGGCCAGAACATAGACCGACACCAATAATAGGATACTCCTTAGCATTTTTATATGCAGTAGATGTGCTCGTTAGAATTCGAGTTTTAGTCTGCATCTTACTAATCACGAGCCCTAAGTGCTTCTTCACCTTGCTCGAAAGAACGTGCTCTGCGAGGACGACATTGCTCATTAATGATGAAGGTAGAACAATAGACGACGCTGTTACAAGAATATAATTTGAATAGTTCCCTGCACTAATCTCGTGGATTGCAATAAGACGCTGCCATACGCCAGAGTGCTTGGAATTCGCGCCATACCCCTTTCCACCAAGAAAGCTCCACAGTAGCCCCCCCTTCTCTTTAACGGGCTTACACAAAAGATTATCCGCGTCGATGCTAGTGTTTGCAACAACACCGTGCTCTCCCGTGCAAGGGATGAAAATGTTTTTCCCCGACATCATCAGCTCAATCAGATCAGGAATATTATTTACAATATCTGATGGGGGTGTGTCTTCCCACGCACGAACAACCGATGTCCTCGCCGGCGCGGCGTCCTTGCGAAGGGACGCGAATCCCCCCCTTGCTCCCGACGATTTCTCGTCAATATCTATATTCGGAGACTGCCAATACCGACGAGGTCCGGTATAATCCTTATAATACTCCGTCAAACTCTTTGTTGTTGCGACGCGTGTCCAAAAGTTCTCGCCAAGTGCCTTCTCGGCCTCAGAAATTTGATTTACATTTGGCGGAACAACGCTCGTCTTCTTTCCATATGTAGATGGCTTAATGAGGGAGGCCATCATAGATTTTAGCGCGGATCGACTCCCTGCCTTCTTCATCCACATCAAAACGGTATTGTTCATCTTGCTATATTGGAAGTGGACAACAGAATCCTCGCCATTCCCATCTTCGCCAATATGTCCTTCGCCGATTGCCTCTGAAACAATTCTAATTCGGTCATTCATCGGGAGCCTATCAAATGGAACAGAGAACTTAGACATTGCGCTCAGAATCCATTCAAATGTTTTGCCAAAATGCTCTTCGATATAGGTCACCTCGGCAGCGACTTCTTTCATACTCTCGATGCGTTGCTTTGTCGCGTGGCGCATTCCAGCCGAGGCCCAGTCGGCAGTAAGCTTAACAAAGAGATCGTGAATTAGAATCCAATATTTACGGAGGGCACCGTTAAGCATTTTAATATTCTTTCTCGAGACCTTCGGAACCGTCTCGCAATTTCCAGCATAATGAAATAGAGAACGAGATTCTTTAGCAGCAGCGGAAGTGCCGGCACGAACATATGAATGTCGATCCTTGCAAAGCAGTTTGTCGGTTGCAATAGATAGAGTGAAACTGTTAGGAGTAGAGAAACTTTTCTTATAAATATCATTTGCGTGCTTGCGTAGACGATTCGTATATGTCGTATTCACGTTATCATAATTGCAAAGATAAGGTCCTTCTGGGCCAAATACAGATGAAAGATTTCTGCAATTATCTCCACACTGGCGACACCTAAACTGTTCCTTTCCAACGGATTTAATAATCTCCCGAGAGTTAGTTACTTCTGGACTATCGTTGATAATAGCAACGACAGGGAGTTTGGAACCATCGTGTGTAACAATCCACGTGGAAATCTTATTGACGGGAAGCATAGACTGTCGAACGTACAAATTGTATTCCTCGCTCTCGGTGGAGGTCGAAGCCTCCGAATCCCTCAGCATACGACGAGCCGCTTCGACAATATCAAACTTGTTTGGACTAGATGAAGACATAATTGCATTATTTAATTTTAAATAATGCAATTCAATTTTTTATTTATTGCATAGACGGGTAGCTATCTATATCAATAACGCTTCCCGGATGCTTTATATTTGATACAATATACTTTTTGAAATAGGGGAGTTTTAGCACATCGGTTGGCGCGTGTTTATGGACAGTTCTCGCTATCATCTTATATAATTTGAATTCGGGATATCTCTCATCCCCATTGGTTTTATAAATTACATTTCTCTCTTTGTCATCGTTGCACCAATTTAAAATTATTTTTTTAATACCGGACTTGATGTTTTTAATATCCTTAATATCTGATATCTCATCATTATCCTCAAGGTCATCAACTATAAAATCAAAGAGGGAACACCCTAACCTGCATAAGTCAAAACTTTTATTAGGCAAAACCTTCTTTTTCTTCTCGTTTAAATATGGTGGAAAATTATATTGGGTTGCCGCATCGCCAGATGAGTGGAAGCTATCACTACACATCGTTTTCCCCTTAAATTTATAAATTGCTCTGCCAAAATCAATGATTTTATAGATTCTCCCGAACGTAGGGATTTTATAATACTTCCCGTTGTAACAATATTCTATATATTTCTTGTCGGTTGTATTATACATTATATTATTTGTGTGTAAGTCATTGTGTGTTAGGTCGAACACCTTTTGATACGTGATTAGCATCATTATAACCTGCATAGTTAGCGAGTCCCATTCATTGTCAGTTAACGGTTTATTAACAAGAAGAGAATCTAATGTTTTCTCACACTCTTCTAGACATATTATCTGGATGGGAAATTTTGATATGTTAACAAGAATCTCTTCTTCGGTCTCTGTCGAACAGTTGCTCCCAGAGGAAGAATGACTCGAATCAGAATCCGATCCGGAACAAGAACCATCGTCCGAGTCATTTTCTCCACTAGACGTATTTGACGATCGAGATGAACATGTACTACCGGAGTGGGCACTACCGGAGTGGGCACTACCGGAGTGGGAGCTACTGGAGTGGGCACTACTGGAGCGGGCACTACTGGAGTGGGCACTACCAGTTGCGCTCGTGCTCACATTCGGCGAAGTTTCTTTTTTTTCAAACAAAACATCTATTTTTTCCCCATTGTTATTATCCTCCGAACGTTTGAATATGGTATCGAATTGGTCTAAATCAGATATATCTGAAAGATTTAATACGGTGCTGTCGTCACTAACGACGAGCTTATCTTTATTTGTCCTAGAATCAGAAAATATCTGGCTCGAGATGTATTCGTCCTCGAGGGTGAACGTAATATTGTTTTTTTCAACATTATTATATTTTTTAAAATAACTAGAATCTTGCAAATAATCTATGTCGTCATTTATGTTAATTTTATAGTCATTCTTAATAGCCAAGAATGACCCATAAAGGTCTATACCGTGCGTAAAATTATGTGTATGAAGGAGCTGGCTTGTTAAATAAGTAAAAAAACTGTCTACATACGCCGCGTTGTTTTGGTCATTCAGCTTTTCATTTGATTCTGACTTTTCAAGAGACGGTAAAGTTAAATAATCGATATCTTCTTCGTATTTTCCGATAAGAAACTTAATGGGGTCAAATAGGGGAGACAGTTTGAAATGAACATTTTTGCTTTCAGTTGTTTTTCCATCTGTTACTTTAACTGTAAACTTATTCTCGTCCTTTTTCTCAGAAATACCGCAAATGTTAAAAGCGTGGTTAAGATTGATATTGTTGTAGTTTGATTCATTTAGGGAGAAGTATTTAGAATATAGGGGGACGTAGTTTTGTGGCTTACTTACATTCAATAATTCGGAGTTTTCTAAATCTGAAAAAATCTGACGGTTATCATTCTTTTTATAATGAATCTCCATTAGTTCCAATATATATTTAATTCGTGAAATTTTAACCTATATTTTCTAAAAAAGATATAAATGACGCTCGAGTTAAAAAAATTTGATATGAGTAATATTAGATTTAAGCAAGACGAAAATAGTGGACCGGTTGTCGTTCTAATCGGTAGAAGAGATACGGGGAAAAGTTTCCTTGTAAGAGACCTTATTTATAGCCATCAGGATATTCCTATCGGAACCGTAATATCCGGAACAGAGGCCGGTAATGGATTTTATGGAAAACACGTTCCTAAACTATTTATACACGATGAATACAATACAGCGATTATTGAAAATATACTAAAGCGCCAGAAAACGGTTCTTAAACAAGTTAAAAAGGAGATGGAATATTATAAAAAATCTACAATAGACCCTAGAACATTTGTCATTCTTGACGATTGTCTCTATGATTCTGCTTGGACAAAAGATAAAATGATGAGGCTATTATTCATGAATGGTCGACATTGGAAAATAATGCTCATTATTACAATGCAATATCCTCTAGGGATTCCACCTAATCTTAGAACAAACATTGATTACGTTTTTATTTTACGTGAGCCGTATATTGCAAATAGAAAAAGAATATATGAAAATTATGCGGGAATGTTCCCTACATTTGAATCTTTCTCACAAGTTCTTGACCAATGCACCGAGAATTTCGAATGTCTTGTAATAAATAACAACGCAAAAACGAATAAATTGCAAGAGCAGGTTTTTTGGTATAAGGCAGAGCCTAGAGGCGATTTTAAGCTTGGGTCAAAAGAATTTTGGGAAATATCAAAAGACCTTGGTTCTGACGACGACGAAGAAGAATATAATCCTAATTCTGCTAGAAAAAGCAATAATCCAAAAATAAATGTGAAAAAAAGCAAATGGTAGTATTTATATTTTATCATAAGTAGATACACACTTTAGTTTATCTATTTCCATTTTTTTGTTTACTTCTTTCATAAAATCGTAACCACAATCGTGTGTTTCAGGCAACCGATGAATTGCACAATACACCTTTTTACATTTACACGTAGAAGACAGACAATCTACAACATTTAATCTTTTATTGCAATTTTCTAACGCACATATCTTCTTTTTAGTCATTTACATCTTAATTCTATATAAATTTTTAAATTAATTTTATATAGCTTTAATCTCCGTATTATTTGCAGAGCTTAAGTCTTCGGTTTTATTGTAATATTATCTCTAGGAGAACTCGACGGGGTATCTAATTTATCTTCCTCTACAATTACACCCAATCCGGAAAGCAACGCTTTGCTTGAGGAAGTATTCAATCTGCTTAACCCGTGGTCATTGTTTTTAGTTTTACTAGTAATAATATTGTCGCCACCAAATAATTCCTTTCTAATATCCGCCACAGCGACGTTATCTGCAAGTTTATTATCAACTGTATTTACCCCAGACAAGCTAACCAAATTACCCTCACTATCCAACGACTGAGTCAATAAGTTTCCGCTTTCTTTCGCCTTTGCAATGTTTTCTTCAATCGCCTTTCTCCTCGTCTCTTTAATACGCTTGTCAAATTCGGTCTTTGCTCTAAGTTCGTTCTTATCCTTCTCAGACATAAGCTGATTTAACTCGTCCTCTAAATATTCCACCTTACCTGTTTTATACGCGTCGGGGTCATACGGCATCCACATACCGACCGGACCAACAAAAACGTCGTGATTTGGGTCGACTTCTCTTAGCATCTTGCATCTCATCTCGGCCTCCTCCTGTGTGGGATACGAACCTCTTACTTTAACACCTCGAACATTTGTCTGGAATGTGTGATTCTTCTGAAACGTAACATTTAATTTATCTTCATTCTTATCTAGGAAACTTTTATACTCGTCTTCGATTGTAGTAACGAATATATTGTCCCGCTCTGTTTTACAATAATCCTCAAAGTCTTTCATAACATCTTGTGTGTCTAAATGATATTTAAATGTCATAAAATTAATGAACTGATTGAATTTCTCTAATGATTTATTCATATCCCATTGCTTAATATACTCATTAAATAGAAACTGCTCTCGCTGCTTTAATATTTTTTCAGGAGAAACAAAAGACATACAAACAAACTTCTGTGCCGCAAGTGGTCGGTCTTCCTCTAGAATATCAATATATTTAGAATTGTCTGTGCCGTCTAGGTTCTTTCTGCATTCAACGCCAACCGGTTGTGTTTTTGCTCTGTTGGTAGAATCAGCCATTATAGATAGTAATCTTATCTAAGTTTAAGTATTTTATATAATAAATATTAAATAGACATATTAATTATATCGTTTAATTTAGAAATACAAAAATATTATTTTCTTTATTATTAATATAAATGTCTGGTCATAGTTTAGATTTCGGTGAACTGATTAAACGCGCTATTAAGTATTTAGTGGAAGGGTTGATGGTTGCTATCGCAGCATTCGCAATTCCTAAGAGATCCCTCAATATGGACGAGGTTGCATTAATTTCGCTTACTGCTGCGGCGACATTTAGTATCCTTGACACATACGTTCCAACTATTGCAGTTAGTGCTCGTTCTGGTGCCGGTCTTGGCATTGGTGCAAACCTTGTAGGGTTTCCTCGGTAAAATTAAATAATATAAAATAATTTTGAATAATAATAAATTTTGAATAATTTAAATAAAAAGAATCTGTTTATTTAAATTGTTGGAATAAATTCCCAATCGAGTTCGTTGCATATTTTTTTCCAAATTTCATCCTGCTCTATTCTTTTATAGAGGTCTTTCAACATAGGAAAATATGGTAAAAATTGTGTTTGTCCAAGCAGTTCGCATAATTTATATACTGTATAATAATAATTCAGAAAGTTAACCCTATCATTAGGACAATATCTAGAATAAGGAGCCTGAATATCCATAAATAAATTACATAATGTTTCTTCTAATTCGTGGCTCATTATAGGAGGTTTAATTCCTAGCTTATCCTTAATAAATGGAATGTGTTCATAATATTTATTATATCCAAGCTTTTTCAAGATATCCTTCGCCTTTTTGTTAGTCATTTGAGTGACCTCCATACGTTCCTTTTTTATTTGCAGCTTTATATTTTCAAGAACCTCCTCGGGGATTTGGGTTGTTTCTTTCGCCTGAAATTGAGCAATAATCTCCCTGAAATGATTAATTCTTTTATATGCATAAAAGCATACCTCTTTAGGGGGTTCTTTATAAGACGGTTTTTCATTCTCAACTAAATATGGGATACTGCAAAAACAATTGTTACACACAAGAACACCATCGTGCTCAATCGCAATTAGTTCACCCTTGTCGCATTTTCGACATATGTCTGTTTGCACTAGATAATTTTTAACGTTTATAAATCCCTCATCTACATTTGTTAAATACTTTTCTACGGTTGAAATTTCCTTTATATCCAACTCCTTTAACTTGTTATTTATATTAAAATATCTGTCTAGCAAAGTTGTTTTATTATTACCATTTGCTATTTCCTTTTTATTTTCAAAATAATCGAACAAGTGCTTTGAATTATCTAAAAAATATTTCTTTTTCTCCTTAGACAAATCGGACATTTTCTTTCTGATTGCCTTTATTTCGTCCTTTAGGTCAAGTCTTTTCTCCAAGGAAATATTCTTTCTAAGAAGTTCTTTAATTGTAGCCTTTCTTTTCTGTAATTTTGGAAGAGTATTCTCTATATCATCCTCCATCTTATTCATTATTTGATTATGTTTTCCGTCTAGAGTTACTATGCTTTTCTGACATATTCTTATATTTTTATTATTTTTCGGCTTAAAGGAATGCATATCAAATAATTAAGTATTTAACAATACCTTTAGATAATTATATAGTTAAAACAATATTTATGTTTTCTCTCTTTCCATTAGAATGAGCGACGATAAAGAAATTATAGTAACGGGCATCCCTGAAAAAGCTTATGTTAATTGCATAGAATTTCAGAAAATGTCTTTTATTTATAACGCTATTCAGTCTGGATGGGAAGTAAAACTTAACAATAAAGATAAATATGTTTTTAAAAAAAAACACGAAAATCGAAAAGAAATCTATTTAGAAAACTATTTAAAAACGTTTGTTGAAGAAAATCTCGATTTTAATCATTTAATTAATTGATTTCCGCCAAATTTTTTTTCTTTAGCAATATTATAAAATGGGTGGTGGATTAATGCAACTAGTAGCTTATGGCGCACAGGATGTCTATTTGACAGGCAATCCTCAGATTACTTTCTGGAAGGTGACTTACCGTCGCCACACGAACTTCTCTCTCGAATCCATCGAACAAACCTTTAACGGCCAGGCAGATTTTGGCCGCCGTGTAACTTGCACTATTAGCCGCAACGGCGATCTTGCATACCGCACTTACCTTCAGGTGACTCTCCCCGAGATTAACCAGACGATGGGCCCCGCCGGGAAGCCGGGGACAGGTGGTGCTGGTAGGGGCGTTTACGCCCGCTGGCTTGATTGCCCCGGCGAGCAGCTTATCTCCCAGGTGGAGGTTGAGATCGGTGGGCAGCGCATCGATCGCCAGTATGGTGACTGGATGCATATCTGGCAGCAGCTTACTCTCACGACCGACCAGGAGGACGGCTACAACAAGATGATCGGTAACACAACTCAGCTTACCTTCATCACCGACCCTCTCTTCGCCGACGTCGATGGTCCTTGCGACTCATCCGCACCCGACGCCGTATGTGCTCCTCGCAACGCACTCCCGGAGACTACTCTTTACGTCCCTCTCCAGTTCTGGTATTGCCGCAACCCTGGCCTTGCGCTCCCGCTCATTGCCCTCCAGTATCACGAGGTTAAGATTAACCTCGACCTTCGTCCCATCGACGAGTGCCTTTGGGCCGTCACCACACTTGATTGTGGCAGAGGCAAAGAAACCGCCGGTGACGGCCTCACTCATCCCGATCCGACCGGCTTAGTCCAGAAGGTCACTACTGCATACAACCAGTCTCTTGTGGCTGCTTCGCTCTACGTCGACTACGTGTTCCTCGACACCGACGAACGCCGCCGTATGGCACAGAACCCCCACGAGTATCTTATTGAGCAGCTCCAGTTCACCGGCGACGAGTCTGTCGGTTCTTCTTCCAACAAGATCAAGCTCAACTTCAACCACCCGTGCAAAGAGATTATCTGGGTTGTCCAGCCCGACTCCAACGTAGACTACTGTGCCTCGCTTGAATGCGGCACAAACCTTTACTCAGCTCTTGGTGCCCAGCCATTCAACTACACTGATGCCCTTGATGCTCTTCCGAACGCTCTTCACGCATTCAGTGGTCCTAGGTCCGCCGCGGACGGAGCCACCCTGACCGCCGGTGCCAACAACAGCTTCATTAACGCTAATGGCTTATTTGAAACAATGGGTTCTAGCGATACCAAGAGCGAATTCGTGTGGGGGCAGGACGGCGCCAACGGCCAGGACCGCCAGACGGGAATTACACCAGCCCAAGCCACGGCCGACTCCGATCAGCAACTGAACCGCGCGGGGGCGGTAGGTGACACCGTGGGCGCACCTGAATTGGGGGCAACACAGGGATTTACTGGCGTCTTGGAGACGCAGAGGTCGAGCATCTCCGACGCTGGTGCATTCGTCCTCAACGAGACCTCCCTCAAGATGCACTGCTGGGGTGAGAACCCCGTTGTAACCGCCAAGCTCCAGCTTAACGGCCAGGACCGCTTCTCTGAGCGCGAAGGCACTTACTTCGACCTTGTGCAGCCATACCAGCATCACACTCGTTCCCCCGACACTGGTATTAACGTTTACTCCTTCGCCCTTCGCCCCGAAGAGCACCAGCCGAGTGGCAGCTGTAACTTCTCCAGAATTGATAACGCAACCCTCCAGCTTGTCCTTTCCAACAACACCGTCTCTGGTGTATCAACCGCTAAGGTCCGCGTCTACGCTACTAACTACAACGTCCTCCGCATCATGAGCGGAATGGGTGGTCTCGCATACTCTAACTAAATTTATTATTAAGATATTATTCATATCATACTATATTATTCATATAACAATATAGTATATTCTAGACAGAATCATAAGATACTCCAAGCAAGATTTTAATATTTATTAACTATATATGTCCCAATCTAACAGCATTTTTATAATAATCGGGACTATTCTTTTTGCTATTATTATTTTTTCAATATTAGGAACAATTGACCTTTCTTCTTTAAGACCTGAGGAAGACTCTCGTCAAAATAACTTACCTGGAAGGCACGGAGGTCCGCACGGAAGACACGGAGGTCCACACGGAAGACACGGAGGTCCACACGGAAGACACGGAGGTTTGCCACCACACATAAATCCGCGCTGGACTAGACCGCACCACGATAATTCTCATAGACGGCATCCGGGACCGCCTCCTCCATATAGCCCGCCGAATTCTCCGCGGGATAGAAGAAGACACACCACAACTGCCGCACCAGCAACAACTCCTACTCTAGCAACAACTGCTGCACCCACGCCTGCACCCACGCCCTCGCCCTCGCCCTCGCCCTCGCCCTCGCCCTCGCCCTCGCCCTCGCCCTCGCCCTCGCCCTCGCCCTCGCCCTCGCCCTCGCCC